AAAAGCTGTCGGCACGTTTATGACTAGACGTAAAGAAAAATCTGACAGAGCACACTCTATAGCTATGCAAGAAATGGCTACTGGAAATGAACGAGCTAAAAGAAATGGTTCTTTATTTTTAGATTTAATATTAGGTGCATTTATACTAGCACCATTAGGCATACTAGCTTATGGTTCTTACTTAGGTGATGAACTAATATTAAATAGAACTGAATTTTATTTTAGCAGACTAAAAGAAATTCCTGAAGTCTACCTTTACTTAGTGTTTATAGTAGTGGGTGGAAACTATGGAATATCTGTTACAAGTTTAATAAAAAATAGAAAAAAATAAAAATGAGAATCTCGGATAAGACTGCAATTTCCATGCCGATGAAAAATCTTCTAGGAATTGTCACCGCAGTTTCTGTTGGGGTGTGGGCTTTTTTTGGAATTCAAGAAACTTTAAATAAACATAGTACGACTTTAGAGTTAATGGAAAAAGATTTAGAACAGAACTCAGAATTTAGAATCAAATATCCTAGAGGAGAGTTAGGACAATCGGCAGGAGAAGCAGAGCTTTTCATGTTGGTGGAGCATATGGCAGGACAAGTTTCTAAAATAGAAGACCGAATGGAAAACATGATGTCAAATTCCGTTAACATTGAAAGACTTCAAACAGATATGGAAAAAGTTTTAGCAGATATAGAAAAATTAAAAGATAAACAAAGAACATTTTCTAATGGAACACGTTAATGATGGATAAAATTATAACAATTCTTATTGGAGTTATGTTAGCTGTTTCAGGTTGGGTGTTAACTCAAACATTTTCTTTATCTACTAATCAAGCTGTTCAAGTTGATAAGGTAAGTAAATTAGAAAGAACAGTTGAAAAACTACAAGATAAGATGTCTGACATGATGGATAAAGATGAAGATATTATAAGACAACATAAAAAATTATTTGAAGCTTTAGAAAATACTTCAGATTCTTCATCTAGTTATAACTACTAATGTCAAGACCAGCTAGAAAATTGATAGTTCGATTAAGAATGTGGTATGCTGCATTGAGAGGACATAAAGGTATGCGTTGGAATTATGAACCATCTGAACATTACCTCGGAATTGGCAGAAGAAAAAAATAATGATAGAAACTGTTGTAGCTTTGCTACTTATATTAAATGGAAATATTATTGAGCATACTTTTAAAGATAATTTAAGTTCATGCCTTAAATCCAAACGCATAGCCCAGAGAGAAGTAAATCCTGAAAGTGTAATTTTTAGTTGTAAAATTGTTAAAGCTAAAACCGAAATATATATGGGTGGCAAAAAGATATTAAAGATATTAGAGTAATATTTATGACAAAATGTAAGCATTGTAACTGTAATTGCCACTGTTCTTTAAAGGAACATAGTGATATGTATGGGGTCTGTAGTTGTATGAATTGTGAGCATGATGAGTGTGAATCATGCCAATAGGCGAAACAAAAACTTGCACTACGCATACCAAAGAAAAAGAAAGATTAGGTATATGCTGTCAAGAAGAAGAACAAAAAAACGCAGAACAACAAACGTATGAACATTCTCCACCAACACTGAGCATACATGAGTTGGCCAAGACAAATCCAACTAAAACGTATAGGGAATTAGAAAAAATGAAAAGTGGAGTTTGTATTATAGGAACTATAAAACATGACAGAAGATAATTTACAAACGATTTATAATAAGGTTTTTCAAGAAGCCTTAATGCTTACTATGAACTATGACCCTCAACAGATAGCCGCAACCTATATGGCAATTGCTTGTCGAATTTATAAAACGGTTCTAGCGGATGACGAATATGACTTGATGATGGACATGATTCATAAAACTCCAATCAAGCCTTATAAACAACCTACACTTCACTAATTTATGCTGCAAATCATTATAGCTTTAATGCTAGTACAAAATGTAAATTCATTTGCCGCCACTGAAACGCCCACCTTAGAAAATATTAGCAAGATACAAAAGGCGGTAAAAGTGGTAAGAATGATTCATGGAATTAAATAGTAAGGCAACCTTTTGATAACGCTGCCTGACCTTAAAACAAAATTATCCTTATTTTGGTGGGATAGAAGCACCAAAACAAAGATAATAATCCTGCTTGTAGCTGGATTAATTCTTTATATACTTTAAACAGGAGACAATATGAAAAAATTATTTCTCATTCTTATATTCCTTGTTCTATCAGGGTGTGCAGTAGGTCAGATGTGTACCTATACCCAAGACGGAACTAAGATTTCTTCATGGGTATGGTTCTTTAATGGGGACAAACCCATTGATGTAGATAAAAATAACTGTAATTAATTGTAATAACATAGGAGGACTTATGAAATGGTTTAAGAAACTATGGAAAAAGTATTCAAAGTGGTTATGCAAGGATATGTATAAATAATTATGTGGCTAAACATTGCAGCAAAGTTAGTACCTGGAATCCTTAAGACAGGTATGTCTATTGCATCCAATAGAAGAAAAACAAAGGAATTAGAATCGGTTGCAGAATTAAAATTAGCTCAACGAATGGCTAATGGAGAGGTCGAATTTAAAAAAGCTGTTATTGCTTCGCATAAGGAAGATTGGAAAGACGAATTTTGCCTTATTTTAATTTCAATTCCTTTGCTATTATTAGCTTGGTCTGTATTTAGTGATGATCCAAACATACAGGCAAAAATAGATATTTTTTTTAATAAATTTTCAAACTTACCTATGTTCTACCAAGCTCTTGTAGTAGGAGCTTTTTCTACAATTCTTGGAATTAAGGGTGTTTCTACTTTTAAAAAAAAATAATCTATGACTGAAACCTCCCATGAACTCATTAATGAGTATAAAGATCAAGTAAGAATTTTAAAACAAGAAGTTGCAGAACTTCAAGACGCTGGTAAAAGTAAGGACAGTGCAAACAAAAGGTGTTTGCAGAAGCTAGAATATGCCAATCAGGATAATGAAAAATTAACTGAAAAGATAACAGAACTTGAGAAGAAGTTAAGGTCTGAGAAAAAACATAGTAAAATGCTTTCGGAACACCCATGATGAATAATGAAGATAATATTAGTGTTAGTTATATGTTCCGCAGTAAGTGGATTGTGCGACAAAGGATGGGAAAAAAATGCAACCTTTCCTGATTGGGATAGTTGTATGCGACAAGGTTATGTTGATTCTTTGCAAGTCTTCGATATAATGGGAACTGATTATGTTAATACTAATAAATCATTTATTAAGTTCTATTGTAAGGAAGTTAAAGCAGAAGAAATGGGTCTCTAGTTATGATGCTTAGTCCTCACTTTAGCCTGAAAGAAATGACGCAATCTCAAACAGCGTTAAGGGCTGGAATTACTAATGATCCTAACGGCTCACAAATTTATTATATCAAACATCTTTGCACCGACATTCTTGAACCTTTAAGAGATTACTACGAAGCTCCCATTAAAATTACTTCTGGCTATCGCAGCCAGGCTTTGTGTGAACTCATAAAATCTTCACCTCAATCACAGCACTGTGCCAACAATGGAGCTGCTGCTGACTTTGAAATTCCAACTTATGACAACAAAGAAGTTGCCTCCCATATTAAAAACAACTTTGACTTTGACCAACTGATACTTGAATATTATGACCAATCTGATAAGAATAGTGGTTGGATTCACTGTTCAATAAAAATTGCTAACAACAGAAAAGAATCCTTAATGAAAGATGATAAAGGTTATCATCAATGGAAATAAACACATGGCTAAAAATACACCAACAGAAAATCTTTTAGAACAAGAGGGTCGTATTAAATCTGAACCTCAAACTAAAAATGTAAGAGCTGAAGAAAGAAGGGTGGTTGCTGAAATCAAAGATGAAAAAGACTGGAAGAAAGCCCACTCCTTTTTAAGATCGTAAAATAATGGTCTTGGCTTATGCCGATGATATAAGCGAAGAAGAATACAATAAACAAAGACTCATCGCACAAGGAAAAACAATGGCTAAAAAAAAGAAAAAAAACAAAGGCAAGAAAAAGAAAAGTAAAAAAGGCAAGAAGAAAAGATAATCCTTTTTAATGCAAGGCAAAAAAAAAGCTAAAAGAACTTGGGCATCAGCCAAAAGAATAAAGATTAGAACGGTTGGCGATTGTCTTTATTGCACAAAAGAAATTACTAACGATATGTCGTTTGTAATTTTTGCAACGCATAAACCAGCACATCATTCTTGTTACAAAGTAGAAACGGAGAAGGAACAAAATGCCAAGAGTCGGTAGAAAACATTTTTCATATTCAAAAGCAGGAAAGAAAGCTGCTAAAAGGTATGCTAAAAAAACAGGAAAAAAAGTTACTCATAAAAAAAAGTACGCCTAATCCTGTTGCAAAAAGTCTGAGAACATCACAATACAAATCTCAAGTCATACCCTCCAAAAAGATTTATAATCGTAAAAAGATTAATAAAATTGCGGATTCGGTGTAATCATTTGATATGGTTGGGTATGGTTGGTGGGTTTATATTAGGGGTTGTAATTTAAAATGATTCCAATATATTGAAGATCTATCATTTTACACTTCTCAGGCTAGTCAGTTGACCTATTCTTGGTTCTGACTAGCCCTGCTTATTCTTGTTACTTACTTACCAGTTTTTGTGCTGCTACTACTTGCAGATTCAAATGGTCGGTAATTTCACCATAAGAATTAGGGTTGGGATAATGCTTCTCATTCCTGTGCTGATTGTTCACATGAATTTCTGGTTCATTATCCTTATATGTTAGCTGACTTGTAAAAGTTTCATAATCATAACCTTCGTAGAAATAAGTAACTGGTACTTTTAAGTATCTAGCAACTTGACCTAAAACAAAACCACTCATTCCATTAACTCCCTTTTCATACTTTTGAACTTGTTGAAAAGTTTTGTTTGTGGATTTTGCAACGTCTGTTTGTGTTTTTTTAAGTTGTACCCTTTTGTTTCTTAATTTCTTACCGACATGACTATCAAATGAAAATTTTTCCTGTTGATCGGTTGGCATAAAGACAATACTCCTTTCTGGTTGTTTACAACCATGTATATTTTATCCACACAACTTATAAATAAACTATGTCGTAATTGTGTCTTGCTTTGCTTTTTCTAGTTGAAGGTCTTCCTGCTTTTTTAAAATAGCATTTTGCTTTTTATAAACCCAGCTTTTAGCTTTATACATCAGCCTAGTTTGTTCCTGTACTTGACCCTCTAGCTCCCTTATTTTCTTTGGATCGTAGTCCATCTGCCTTATCCTCCTTTAACAGTTTCACTGTGGAAAAGAGTATTCTTTGACCAGTAATTTCTTTGACCTTTGCTTTATCGGAGGGTTGAATTTGATTAGCGGCTAATTCAGGGCTATCAAAATCTTGCTCCATTGCTACCGTCATCTCTATGTTCCACACCTTCTTACACTTCTGCATAATTACAACTCATAGTAATTATTGACTTTCAACTTACCTTCTTTAGCCAAATTATTCAAGCTATACTTTCGCATGAAATAGTTGTGAGATTCAACCAGTCCTAGTTGTTCAGCTTGTTTTAAAAGTACCCCTATCCTTTGTTTGGAAACACCTAAAGATTTTCCTATCTCATTCAACTTGGGGTAGGCTTCATATTCTTTATGGTATTTAGACATAAAGGTAAGGATCTTTTTAATTTGAGGACTATAAAAAACTTTACTATTATTTTTCATTTTTATTCTCCTGATCTTGAACTTTCATCATTTCTTTTAACAAAGAATTGTAGCCATCAATATCGGAATGGGTGTCATTTTTATAAAGATTCTTTTTTGTACCATCATTAATGGTTCTAGTTAATTTAAGCACAATCATAAGTTGTGGAATTAAAGTAACTGGAACAGTAAGTTCTCTTTTATTAATAATTTCTAAGACTCCCTGAATAAATTTGGCTACCACATAACAGTTATTAGGAAAATGTCCGTAGTCATCTTCTTTCTTTTCTAATAATTCCCTAACCATTCTTTCTTTAGAGCTTTTGTTAATGTATTTTATATTATCGTTTGTCATTTACTTTTTTCATTAACCTCCCTATTTCTTTATCTTTAGCCAATACTTCAGCTTGAAGACCCTCCTCCATTAAAGACATATCTTTTTTAAGTTTAAAATTTTCTTCTTCTAATTCAGTAATTCTACTACCTAAGTGTTGAACTTTTTTCATTAGAACTTCATATCTATTTTTTAGATCAATCATTGTACCCATTCTCCTTTTCCATCTTTGCAATAGTGCAGCATCACTTGTTTTCCTTTATAAAAAATTCCTGTTTCTTCTTCATTGGTTTTAACTAACTCCATCAGTTTATCGCCACAGCTTTGTCCTTTTTGCAAAGAGACTGGTAGCTGGTGGATTGCTCCTGTGGTAAAATAAATAAACATAATTACAACTTTCATTTTAAAAAGGTGGTGGTTTCACACCACCCCATTAATGAAGTTAAGCCTGTTTAGGCTTACGTTCAACCAGCTTATGTACAATACGACCATCTTCTTTTGTGTTAATCCACTCCGTAAGATTAATAGTATCTCCAGCTTTCATATCTTTACTTACTTTATATGAACCCCAATATTTTTCTGGGTTTTCTTGATCTCTATTCAAGTAGCCTTCTCCTGCTTTTAATTCAAAAGCCATCTTAGTTCCTCCTTTGTTGAGTTATATGTTTTCTAATAATAAGATTCATTTTATTCAGTGTTTTAAATTCATTAGTCTTGGCAAACGAATCCCACAAACCAGCCTTATGAATTAGTGTCTTGAGTTTCTCTACCTTAAAGCTCAAGGTCTTAAATTCCTTTTTATCAATTCCATTTTGGATCACTTCCAAACTGGTGCGAATAAAAAGGTTATCTATATTTTCATGCTTCCCATTTGTTTTGGGTATTACTTTTGCTCCCTGCCAAACAACATTAGGTACAGAATTATTTGAATGGCTCATTTTCTTTGAGATGTTTTCTTCATCAGGCATTTCAGAAATGGCATAGACATGACCATGCAATCCCACTAATTTTAAAACGCATCTATCAAATGCCCTTTTCTCTGCCATCGCTACTGGGTAAGCATTTTTAGAATTTCTTGGGCTACATTCTCCATAAGAAAACTGATCTACTTTCCCAAGTCTTGCATGGCATTTCACAATGGCGGTACTTTCATCTGCTTTGATGGTTTCATATTTAATAACTTGAACTCCAGCACTAGCTCCAATTTCTTCGATGTATCGGTGGTACATAATTTGTGTACCATGACAATCCCACAAGGCTTTAGCTGGATTGATTTTAAATTGTTCTAATATCTTTTTTATTTTTTCATCTATCATATTGTCCCTTCTTTTTTTGCCAAATCTTTAATCAGTTCTTCCATTTCTTTTTTCTTTTCTTCTTTGTAAACAGTTCTGGCAATCTCTTTTATCTTTTCCATAATTTGTTCATTAGCAATCCTTTTTAAATCTTCGCTGCTAATCCCATCTTGAGCTTTATAAACCATCGTAGAACCTTTCCATTTTTTGCATATCTTCTTCCTGAATATGAGAAAGAAAAATATTATCCTTGCTTCTTTTAATTTCAGACCAGTCCACTCCAACCATACAAGCCAACTTTTTTATACTACCGTCTGCCATCCTCAACATTTCTTGTCGTTGAATATTAATCTGAATAAATTTATTAAAATAATATTTTTGTTTGTTTTT